GAACCGCGTTACGGGCTATCGCCGCCTCATCTCGTACAACATTCGCGCACTCGAAGACCTCGCCAACGGCATGGTCGGAGAGTTCGATCTGATGTTCAACCGGAACAAGGTCGGACCTGACGGGACGGCCCCCCTTCCGACGCAGCGATCTGCTTGGCTTGAGTCCGGTATGTGGCGTGGCATGGCCGCAGACACGCTCAAAAAGCTCGACGCAATCTACAACGAATACCTGGGCGGTGGTGCTGCCCCGACGACGATTGCCAACGTCAACATTCCGGTCACGATGCAGCGTGTCGGCCAAGCGTTCGGCATGCGTCCGTCTGATGGCAAGATGACCTACAACGACTTCATGGATGCGATCTTCCGCGCCCATAAGCAGGATGGCGTGAAGGCGGATGATCCCTTTGTCGGCAAGGCTGCTACGGTTGTCCGCGAGTTCTTCGATAAGGCTCGCGATGAAGGGGTGAAGACGGGCTTCCTGTTCAACCAGCGGTTCGCTGCCGGGGCATTTTCTAAATACTCTCAGAGGGCCGCTCGCTTCCAGGGTGAGATCGAGAAGCTTCAAGCTAAAGACACGTTGACCGACAAGGAACGTGTAAAGCTCGGTCTTCTTGTGCAGTCGTTTGCAAACGCGCAGAGCAACGCCCGACGCTATTCGTTGGCTAAGATGTCTGAGCAGCGGCAGACTTTAGGTGCTGCAGCTGCACCGCGCACTCGCGTCGATATGACTCCTGCGAACGATGGTATTATGCCGCGCCGCGCTGAAGCGGCCGGCATTGGTCAGCCCTCCGCTGCGAATCAAATTCTTCAGCGCTTCGTAAATACGGACACTCAATTCAATCCGGCGAATGACGGGCGGATTGTCATTGACGCTTTTGCCGACAATAGGAGTCTGGAAGAGGCTGCCCTTCTTTACAAGACTGGCAAGCCTTTCGTTGCCGACTCTTTCCATGGGACCACTTACATCTTTGATCGTTTCGATCCTGCGTTTTTGGGTCAAACCACCTATGCCGCATCTGCAAAAGAAGCATTTTTTTCTGCTCGTTCCACGAAGACCGCTGAATACTATGCCAATATTGACAATCCTGATCTAAACACCATTGATCAAGATATAAAGATGACGCTTCAGCAAAGCATTGGTAAATCTCCATTGGCATTTGCTGTGCATGCCAAAGACCTTGCTTCTGAGTTCCCCATTTTTTTTAAAAATGCGGACGCAGAAAGCACGTTTTGGAGGATGACTGCTGACGCTCAAAAATATGAAGACCTTTATGAATATATCACTTTTAGGGAAATGAATCCGGAGGAAGGCCCGCTTCCTGAAGCTTTTTCTAAAAAGTATTTTTCTAACAATAGATTAATCCCTGAATTTGAATCTGACGTATTCAATGGCACGTTTGATCCTGAAGGGGATCAGATGCTCATTGACATGCGAAATACAATGCTCGATATTCGTCAGTCTGTTAATAGGTTTGACATTAACTCAATTGAAGGCGTGGAGGTTGATGAGATACCGTTGCCTGAATCAAACATTCATATGCTTCGAATCCGAATGGACAATCCTCTTGTCCACGACTATCAGGGCGAAAAATATCGTGATATTAGTTATTTAGATTTAATTAAAAAAGCTAAGGAAGGGGGGCATGATGGCGTAGTCATGCTCAACACATATGATGGCGGTGGAAAAGACATCATCTATGCTGTCTTTGATCCCGAAAAAATGCGTGCGCGTTTTGATGTTGAAGCTTATGAAGCTACTCGGCGCACTGCTCGCATTGGTCAAAGCCGCCCTTTGAATATGCCTGATCCTGCTAATGATCAGGACGTAGGTGTTACCCAAACCACTGCTGCGTTGCGTGGAGCAGGTGGGTTCGAGCGTCCGCGCTTTGGTGGAGCCGCGAACGAAAACATTCCCGGCTATCGTGGTCCCGCGAACGATCCCTTCTATCTTCCTCGTCAGTACGACTACGAGAAGATTGCTGCCGATGAGTCCGGCCCGAAGGTGCTGCGTTCGATCCTGACGAAGTACTACACCGAGAATCCGCTCCCCGGCCTTTCGGTAACGGATGAGAATGTCGCCAAGCGTGTAGACAGCACGATCAAGACGATTCTCGGTGAGGCGCAGACCGGAGAGCTTCAGGTCGGCAAGGGCAGCTTTGCCCAGTTCCGCATGGAGCGTAGTCTCGATATCCCGAATGAGCTCGTCGCTGACTTCCTTGAGACCGACGTAAGCAAGCTGCTCCGCTCCTACGCGAATCGTGCAGGGTACGGCATCGAACTGACTCGCAAGTTTGGTTCGCGGGATATGCAGGACGCGATTGACGACACGCTTCTTCAGGCTATCGACGAGCTTGATGGTGACTACGGTCGCCTGACTAAGACAATCAATGAGATGCGCGACGAGATCACGACTCTGCGTGACCTCGCGACCGGAGACGCCTACGCTTCGAACCCGGCCTCTCTCTCTCGTAAGGCTGTACAGGCTCTGACGGGGTGGGCAGCCATCACCCAGATGGGCGGCTCGGCCATCACCGCGCTGACTGAAGTCGCGAAGCCGATCATGGTGCACGGCATCCAGCGCAATCTCAACTTCGTTCTCGGTCGCCTTGCTGATCCTGAGATGTATAAGAATCTTAAGGAAGAAGCTCGTGTGCTCACGGGCGAGGGTCTCGAAGTTACGCTGAACATGCACGCCCATCGCTTTACGGAGCAGGGTGGACTGACTGCGCCTGGCATTACCAAAATTGGTCGCGCTTTCGACAAAGCGACCCAACCTCTCATCAGCTTCTCGCAGGGGCCATACTACATCGCCAACCTTCTTGGTCCCGTCACCGACATGATGAAGACCTACTCGGGCGCGATGTCGGCTCACTTTATGCTCGAAGACATCCTCAAGGTTGCTGCGGGCAAGGCGTCCAGCAAGACGGTCGAGAAACTGGCAAGTTATGGCATCTCGGTCGATGCTGCGAAGCGTATGGCCGATCAGCCCATCGAGAAGCTGACGAAGCTTCGCGTAGCCAACACGAGTGCGTGGGATGACCCTGATCTTGTTCGTCAGTTTGTTGGAGCAGTTGCGGGCGAGACTCGTCGGACCATCGTGACGGCTGGTCCTGCGAACAAGCCGAACATCTCGCAAGGCTTCATCGGCAAGGGTGACAGTCTGCGCGAGGTCGCGCTCCTACGGCTGCCGTTCCAGTACATGAACTTCGGCTTTGCCGCGATGAACAAGAACCTTCTGTCTGCCTTGCAGGGTCGTGAAGCCAATGCCTTTGCGGGCGTGGCTGCGATGGTCGGCATGGGCTACATGGTTGCGCGCCTCAAGTCTTCCGACGCTGCGTGGGAGCGTATGCCTGACGAAGAGAAGATTCTTCGAGCGGTCAATCTCTCGGGCATTCTCGGCATCATCGGCGACGTGCCGAACATGATCGAGAACGCTTCGAGCGGAGAGTACGGACTGCGTCCCATGCTCGGTCTGCCTCCTGCTTACGGCTACCGCATGTACGACGAGTACAGCAGCCTCGGTCCGCTGGTCGGCCCCGGCGGCGGCAAGATCGTCGATATGTACAAACTCTTCGTGGACGACTCGACGACTGAACCGGAACAGGCCCGCATCCTGCGGCGCATGATTCCTCTCAACGACGCCTTCTACTGGAAGTCTCTCTTCATGGAAGCGGAGAGAGGTCTGACGGAGACGCTCTACTAGTGCATTGATGGCATGTCGTGATCCAGCCACGACAAGCTGCGGAGGATGGCTATGCCGATCTTGATTAACGACACTAGCGCCCGTGCTCAGTACACGGCTACTGCGTCTCAGACGGTCTTTACCGTCCCGTTCGAGTTCTTTGCGAACGCGGACCTCAAGGTCTATCGCGGTTCTACCCTTCAAACGTTGACGACTCACTACACGGTTACGGGCGCTGGCGTCACGGGCGGTGGCTCGATTACCCTTGTGACGGGTGCCAGTGCCGGTGAAATCCTTACGATTGTGCGTGATGTCCCCGTCTCCCGCACGACCGACTTTCCGACCTCTGGTCCGTTCAATGTCGATGCACTGAACACTGACCTTGATCGCCTCACTGCGATGGTCCAGCAGCAGGAAACGCTGGATACTAGGTCGCTGCGTATCGATCAGTTCGACACGCCCAACACGCTGAACGCGCTGCCTTCGAAGACCAGCCGTGCGGGTCGCATTCTTTCGTTCGATGCTGATGGTCAGCCCAGCACCACGACTACTGCGTTTCCTGAAGCCCTTACCGCTACCAACTACATTCGTGTAAATTCTGGCGGCACGGCTTACGAGCTTCGCGCTCCTGCTTCCGTTCGCTCCGACATCGGGGCCGACAATGCGTCGAACCTGACCAGCGGGACCGTGGCTGACGCTCGGTTGCCCTCTACCATCGACGGCAAGACGCTGACCAACGTTACGATCAGCAGCGGCGCGATTACTGGCATCACCGATCTTGCGATTGCTGACGGCGGCACCGGGGCGTCCAGCGCCTCTGCCGCTCGCAACAATCTTGGTCTCGCTATCGGCACTGATGTTCAGGCTTACGATCCTCAGCTTGCGGACATCGCTGGCCTGACGCCGACCGACAACAACTTCATCGTGGGCAATGGCACGAACTTCGTCACCGAATCCGGCGCAACGGCGCGTGCATCGCTTGGCCTGACCATCGGCACCGATGTGCAAGCCTACGATGCCCAGCTTGCGGACATTGCGGGGCTTACTCCGACCGACAATAACTTCATCGTCGGCAACGGGACCAACTTCGTTACCGAGTCCGGCTCGACGGCTCGCACGTCTCTCGGCCTCGGCACGATTGCCACGCAGGACGCGAACAACGTCTCGATCACGGGCGGCTCCATCAGCGGCGTGACGTTCACGCAAACGACCCCGCTGACGGTGCCCGGCACGGCGTCCGCGACGGGCGAGATCCGGCTCGCGGAAGACACCGACAACGGCACCAACTACGTCGGGCTGAAGGCTCCCGCGTCGATCTCGGCCGACGTGTCTTGGACGCTTCCGGCGGCTGACGGTTCTAGCGGCCAGTTCCTGTCGACCAACGGCAGCGGCGTTCTGTCGTGGAGTTCCCCGGCGGGTGCGGGCGATGTCGTCGGTCCCGCGTCTGCGACCGACAACGCCCTCGTCCGATTCGACGGCACCAGCGGCAAGCTGATCCAGAACTCCGGTGCCACACTGTCGGATACTGGCGTGCTTCAGGCGACCGAAGTCTCGACCGACACGATCAGCGAGAAGACCGCTGCGGCTGGCGTTACAATTGATGGCGTCCTTCTCAAGGACAACGCCGTCAATACGGACACGATCAATGAGAAGACCGCAGCGGCGGGCGTGACCATCGACAGCGTTCTGCTTAAGGATGGCGGCGCGACGTTGACGGCTCCTCTCGTAACAGCCGCAGGCACGGCCGGGGCGCCTTCGATCACGACGACGGGCGACACGAACACCGGCATTTTCTTTCCGGCCGCAGACACGGTCGCGATTACGGCGGCGGGCACCGAAGACTTCCGTATCGGTCCGTCCGGTCAAATCGGCCTTCAGGGCGCGAACTACGGCACCAGCGGACAGGTTCTGACCTCGAACGGCTCCGGCGCGGCTCCGTCGTGGCAGGCGGTCGGTGGCGGCTTCGCGGCGGGCACGGCGATGCTCTTCGTGCAGACCTCCGCGCCGACAGGCTGGACGAAGTCCACGACCCACGACAACAAGGCGCTGCGCGTCGTTTCCGGCGCTGCGTCGAGCGGCGGCTCGGTGGCGTTTACCACGGCCTTCGCGTCTCAGACCCCGGCTGGTACGGTCGGCAGCACGACGCTGACGACGGCGCAGATTCCGAGTCATTCGCACACCATCAACACTTTTGCTGACGCGAGTGGTCAGGCTTATGCGTCTTCGGGCGGCGGCGGCAGCGGCAGCACTGGCTCTACCGGCGGCGGCGGCTCGCACAACCACAGCTTCACTGGCACCGCGATCAACCTCGCCGTGCAGTACGTCGACACCATCATCGCGACGAAGGACTAACAATGGCTCGCAAGCCGCAGTCCGAAAGCACATACCTCTGTCCGCTCTTCAAGGAGAAGCAGGAGGACGTGTGCCACAAGTGCGGGTTCTACACGCACGTCCGCGGCAAGCACCCGCAGACGAGCGAAGAACTCGACCACTGGGCGTGTGCGATCGAGTGGCTTCCGACGCTGCTGATCGAAAACTCGCAGCAGTCCCGCCAGACGGGCGCGGCGGTCGAAAGCTTCCGGAACGAAATGGTCAAAGCGAACGACGTGACGGCGCATCTGCTGATGTCGGCCGTCGCGCCCCCTGAAATGAAGAGGATCGGCTAATGCATGTCACGATCATCCGCGCCGACAATGCGGTCGGCATCGACGGCGAGTTCCTGACCGTCGACTGCTCGGCGCTTCCGGCCGACTTCCACGCGCTGCAATGGGACGGCCCCGAAAGCGGTCTTGGCGGTGAAGGCGAGGTCGAGCTGAACGGCAAGCCGAAGCCCGCGAACACCGAGATCGCCGACCTCGGCGCTTACTACGCCTACGTCGAAGCGTGGCGGGCCGAGAAACAGCGCCTCGCCGATGAAGCGGCTGCGGCCGCGGCTGCTGCTCAGGGATAATCCGCCATGTCGGACAGCATCAACATCAGCGAATCGACGAAGAACGTGTTGGATGCTGTCTCAGTCGGGACTGCGGTCGGAAGCCTCGCCGGGATGCTGCCGCACATCGCGGCGGTGTTCACGATCATCTGGACGGGCATCCGCATCTGGGAAACCGAGACGGTGCAAGGCTGGCTCGGCAGGGATAAATCCAAGTGATCCAGACCCTTCTGCCCATCATCGGGCCGATCATCGACAAGCTGGTTGACCGCATCCCCGATCCGGCTTCGCGTGAGAAAGCGCGGCTGGAAGCGGAGGCTACCTTGCTCGCCGCCTCCATCGAAGAGATGCGCGGGCAGGTCGAGATCAACAAGGTCGAGGCGGCCAATGCGTCCGTCTTCGTGGCGGGCTGGCGTCCTGCTATCGGCTGGTCCTGTGCGCTGGCCTTCGCCTTCATGTACGTGGTCAGCCCGGTCGTCGTGTGGCTCGGCGGCATGTTCGGTGTGGTTATTCCCCAGCCCACGTTCGACGCTGACGCACTAATGTCACTGACCTTCGGGATGCTCGGCATCGCGGGGTTCCGCACCTTTGAGAAGGTCAAGGGCGTAGCGCGTGCGCGATAACTTCGATCAGTCTCTGGCTCTGCTTCTGAAGCACGAGGGCGGGTATGTGCACCACGGGCGTGATCCCGGTGGGCGTACCAATCTCGGCGTAACGCAAGCGACCTACGAGCAGTGGGTCGGGCGCATGGTCGATGAGCCTGAGATGCGGGCGCTGACGGTCGATCACGTTCGCCCGCTTTACAAAGCCTATTACTGGGACAAGGTTCGCGCTGACGATCTGCCGCGTGGCGTGGACTATGCCGTGTTCGACTTCGCCGTGAACAGCGGTGTGCGTCGTGCCGCTCGCACGCTGCAACAGGTCGTGGGCGTGCATGACGACGGTGCCATCGGTCCGTTTACCATAGGCGCAGTTAAGGCTGCCGACGCGGCTGATCTGATCGAAGACCTGTGCAATGCTCGTATGGCATTCCTGAAGGGTCTGCCTCACTGGGATGCCTTCGGGCGTGGATGGACTCGACGTGTGAATGATGTCGAGGATGCCGCGAAGGCGATGATAGGGCTGTAACGATGCCTCTTCCTCCTTTGTCTGACGAGATGCTGCGCGAGCGTATTCGGCAATACAATCAGATGGGGAGCAACGCTGCGGCGCTGGCCCGATCTCTTGGCTTGAGCGTATCGACCGTCAAGGATCAGATGGCGACGGCTCGCCGGAAGTTTCCCGAACTGTTCGACACCAACATTCACCATGTTCAGAAGACCCCGGTCGGCTGGACGATCCCGCAGATGGTCTCTCACGAGATCGCGGACTGCTGCGTTCTGGTCGGTGGCGATCTTCACATCTGGCCGGGCGAAGTGCCGCTGATGTGGAAAGCCTTTTGCTCGGTAGCCCACCAACTTCGACCGTCAGCCATCGTGCTGAACGGGGACATGCTGGACGGCGCGCGTGTCAGCCGCCACGGTGCGCTGCTCGGGTCTCATGCGCCCAAGATCGACGAAGAGATTGATGCTCTGCACGATGCCCTGCGGATGCTGCCGCACGCGGAGCTTCAGCTTTGGCCTGTCGGCAACCATGACCAGCGGGTCAATTCCTATCTGGCGAACGCGGCGTCCGAACTGGACGTGTATGTCGGCAGGCTTGAGGATCGCTTCCCTCAATGGGAGTTCTGCTATGGCGCGCACCTTGGGGATGTCGAAGTCCGTCATCGCTTTAGGGGTGGCATTCACGCTGGCTGGAACAACGCCCTCCATGCCGGCATATCCGTCATCACAGGGCACACCCACCAGCTTCAGATCACCGCTGTCCGCAATCGGAATGGATCTCACTGGGGGGTGGAGGCAGGAATGCTTGGCGACCCTCGCTCGCGGGCATTCGAGTATCACGAAGGGGCACCATCGCGCGCACACGAAGGTTTTGTTGTGCTTACTTTTGATGAGGACGGCAAGCTGATGCCGCCCGAGTTCTGCGAGATGGTGCGTGGTCGCCCCGTCTTTCGCGGCAAGCCCGTCTACTAAAGGACGTAGAGCAAGGCACCGAAGGCTGCCATATACAGCAATGACAGCAGTAGGATGGTGAGCCTGTCTTCAGGATGGGTCATCTGCCCTGCTCACCCATACACCAGCCTCGTCCAGCATTTCCTCGGCTACCGTGAACTCGTCCTGTGCCATTGACGTAGTGCCTTTGCCAAAGACGACGTGTCCGATCCCGGCTTGGATCAGCGACCGAGCGCAAGACGCGCAGGGTGCATGAGTCACGTACACCGTGCAACCGTCCGTCTGGATGCCGGATCGCGCAGCAAAGGCGATCAAGTTGGCCTCGGCATGGCTGGCGTACAGGTATTTGGCGGGTCGCTCGAAGCGTTCCGGCAGATCATCGACGCCACGAGGCGGTCCGTTGTAGGCGGTCAGCCTGACTTCGCCTTCCGGTCCGACCAACACCGCACCAACCTTGGTGCTGTCCTTCGACTTCTTCGCCGCGTGTTCGGCGAAGCCCATGTAGTAAGTGATCCAGTCCATCATTCGTTATCCCATCGATCTTCCAAAGGCTTTTTCTCCCCGAGTGCGGCGCGGGCTTCTTCTACTGCAAATGCAGAAACGCCGTTGATGATGCTGCGTCTGAGTTGTGCTTCCAACGTCATTCCACCAACTCCAAGTTCAATCAATTTCCCCGCGTCACATGCAGCAATGAGTGACCGCAGCGCCTCCCGCAGCCGTTCGATTTCGTCGGCGGCTTCCTCGCACTTGTTCCAAGCCACCCCTATCGGAAGGCTGCTGCGCGGGATTATCCTCAGAACTTCTACCAGATCCATCGTCCTATTCGCTCTCGCAGGCATCACTTCATCGCCTCCTCGTAGGCCGTCAGGGCGTCGAACATGTGCATGTCCACGTTCGGCATCATTTCGCGAAGTCCGCGATCAAAGACACTCATGTCGACGGGTTGGCCGCGTTCAATCAGATGGTTTTGATATGTCCACGCCAAGTACCAATAGGCCGTGTGCACGACCTTTCGCGCTGCTTTCAGTTCCCGTTCTTTGATATCGAGGACAGCCTTCAGCCTGTCATTTTCAGCGACCAGTTCCTCGTAATAGTCCATCATGTCGTCCATCACTTGTCCTCCCCGAGTGCGGCGCGGGCTTGATCGACCGCCGCTTGCCACTCGTCTGCACGCCGCACGAATGGAGGACCGTTCTGCTCGTCAAGAAGGTCTCGCAGCGCCTCGCGCAGGCGCTTGATTTCATCATTAGCCTCGGCCTTTCCCCACAGATAGGCGACGGTCAGGTCGTCCTTGTCGTCGCAACAACCGCTCATTGTTTTTCCTCCTTCGGTGGCTTGTTCTTTTCAGCCCGCTTTTTGTTTGGAACCACGCGCTTCCGGTAGAGGTTCGACTCCAAGCTCCGCGCATATGCGTTCCTTGATGAGCTCAAGGCTTTGTCTGACTTCGTGTGATTCACTGGCTGTCTCCGCTCCGATGGCTGCATAGCCCGCTATGTCAATCCAGCTATCCATATGGAGTCCACGGGTCTGCTTCAGTCTGACGACCTTCTGAAGAATCTCGATGAGCGCCACGTCATGGGGTTCAACAGGGTGATCCAAATACAGGGAGAACATTTCGGCCATGGCGGCGAGTGTCTTGGGTGCTCCGCCGTACGTGCATTCCCGTTCCACGACGATCTTTCTCGCTGACTCCAGAATCTGACTTCTGTTCACTTGCCTTCTTCCTCTTCTCGACCTGCCGGATTCCGTACAGGATGGTGGTGTGATCGCGGTTCAGAATCTCTCCGATCCTCGGCAGAGACCAATCCGTGTGCTTATAGATGCGCCAGTAAAGTTCTTGCCGAATCCGAACGAGCTCGGGCTGTCGCCGCTGAGAGCGAATCTCGGCAAGAGAATAGCCCGTCTCCTCAGTGATCTCGGCAATCATCTGGGTGACGATCTTGCTGTATTGTATCTTGCCCTTGGTGATCGTGACGTAGTCATCGAACATCTTTTCGAGCATGCGCCACTGATCTCGGCGAGCCTGTTCCCTCATTCGCTCCTGCTGCAACCGTTGTTCGACAAGTTGCTGAGCCCAAGTCAAATGATTTTTCTCATCGTTAGCCCGTCGCTTTTGCTCTGCCGCCGCATTGAAACGGGCAAGGCGGGCTTTGCGCTCCTCGTGAAGTTTCTGCTTCAGGCTCATGGTGCTCATGCTACTTCTCTTAGTTCTTCTTCCTCATTGAAGCTGACAATAAAGTCCGCAGCCTTGGAGGCTTGGGACGCCGCTCGAACAAGGGCTCGCTTGTCCTTCTTCGCCGCCTCAAGCCACGATTTCAGATACCTGGCGTGGTCGTCACGCACGTAGTTCGTGATACCAAAGTCAGCAGACAGGAAGGCAGCGCCCATCTCGGCAATCATCTCCTCGACCGCGTAGGCATCCGAGCCGAACGAGGTCGAAAGATTACGATCCAACCGTTTCTTCGCTCCAGTCCAATGGACAAGTTCGTGGAACAGCACGGAGTAATAGTTCTCCATGGTCACGAACTGCTCGGGCTTGGGCATTCGAATCGTGTCGGTCGAAGGGACGTAGCACGCACGGTCGCCACCGATGTCGATAGTGGCATTGAGACGCTTGATCGCATTGTCGATGTCATCACGGCGGGCGATTGCGCCTGCGCCTTGTGGGGGCTCCGGCTCCATCGCCTTGGCACCTTCAACCTGCTCGGCATTGAAGACATAAGAGACACGGCTGACGATGCTCTTGGTCGGATCGCCGCTCTCACCCTCACGCTCATACTGTTTGAAGAAGATGATAGGCGTGCCCTTCGCACCCTTGCGCACCTTGCAGTCAGCGGCTTGCCATTGATTGAAGGTTGCCCAGCGGTTCGAGCTGTAGCCCGCACGATGCGCGGCAGCCCAGCACATGAAAACGTTCACGCCCGTGTAGCGCTTCTTCGTGATGGCATTGCTGGGACGGTCAAGGCCGAGCTCTCGCCACGGCGGAGCCCAGTTGCCCGCTCCATCGACCATCTCCAAGAGGCGGTCGGTGATCTCCTGATATGCGTCCTTCATCTCTCTCTCCAAAGTGAAGTGCCGGGGCTCATCACCCCGGCACGTTTTCAGAACGGCATGTCGTCATCGAGGACGGCTGCTGTCGATGGCGAACCACCAGAACCGCCATCCTCTGCTCGCGTCAGCAACTGAAGCTCGCCCGAGAAGCGGCCGATGCTGACCTCGACAGCCAGCTTCTCGACACCGTCTTTCGTGTAGGTCCGCTTTTCGAGCGCGCCTTCGACGTAGACCTTCGTGCCCTTGTCCGCGAAGGAGTCGAGAACCTCGACCTTCTTCTCGTCCCAGCACACACAGTCCACCCACATCGTCGCCTTCTCTTTGTTGACGTAGCGGTTCACGGCAACCGAGAAGCGGGCGAACCGCTTCCCGTTGGTCTCCTTGATCTCAGGCTTGCGTCCGAGATTGCCGATGAGCGTGACTTTGGCCACCATCAGGCAAGCCTCCAGACGCGAATGCTCTTGCGGTCATTCGACATGCGCGTCACGAACTTCATCTTCTTGTCTTTGTGGATTCGCGTAATCATTCCAGCGATACCCGGGCGCTTCTCGATAGGAGCAACGAACGAGTCACCGACCTCCATATGCTGGAACGGATATTTTGAATACGGCTGAATGCCCTCCAAGGGGACGTTCTTCTCGATCTGGTAGGTCATCATTGTGCGATCTCCTTCTGTTTCGCAGCAAACATCTGACGAAGACGGGCAAGGTCTGCGGGTTGCAGGTTGCTCGCTTGCTTCTTGATTTCGGCAGCCATGTCATCGAGCATGGCCTTGTCCTGCACGAGTGCCATCATGCTTTCGAGGGCGCTCACTACAGGGTTATTGAAGACGACGTTCTGATCCTCATCAGGATCGTCACCCGACTCCAATCCCAGCGTCTTCAGCAGGGCATACTTGACGGCATAGGACATGGCCTTGCCCGGTCCCTTGTCCTGATCGTCGATGCCGTACCCGAAGCTATGTACTTCGATGTGATCGTTGGGCTGATCGATATTCACGAACCGCACATGAACCCACGCTTCGGTGCGGTTGCCCACCTGATTTGTGCTCATGTGAACGGGGTAATAAATCACGCCCTCTTCCAGTAGAGCGGGCCGAACTTTGGCGGTCACGGCATCGTGGCTGACGATGCTGTAACGCATGCCAGCTTTCTTCTCTTTCTGGATGTACGTCACCTTCGCCATCGCCGCAGCGATGCGTTGGTGTAGGTTCTTCGTCGTCATAGCCTCTCTCCTGTACGTCAGTCTTCTTCGTCGTCGTGGTACTCATCGCAAGCTTCTGCGTGTAGCCGCAGGGCTTCGATCCCCTCGGCTGCTAGCGTCAGGCATCGCTTGTCAGTTGATAGTGCGAGCACCGCCTCACAGAGTTCGCGCCACCGATCTTCCAGTTCGAGGGCGCTCATGATCTTGCTGGGATCAGACATCTTTCACGACCCGCCAGATGATATGGTTGCGCCCGCTCTCGCGCTTGTGCCGCTTGCCGCTGTCCTCGATCTTGCCTTTGCGCACGAGCTCGGCACGACGCGAACGCCAGGTCGAATTGCCATACTCCTTTCCCTGCGAGGACATGCACATGACCTCGGTCAATTCGGGATCGGTGAACCCGAACTCGCCGCACTCAATGGCGTATTGCAGAACAAGTTCCTGCAAATGAGACAGCTTCGGTGCGATGGACTCAGCCGCCTCTTTGCTCGTGTCGGGATCGGTCGTCCGTGACAGACGACGCGCTTGTTCGTCGTACATGACGCCCAGCAGATTACTCAGTGTCATTGTCGTTCTCCTTCGAAGCACGGATGAGAATGCGGCCACGCTTGTCGCGTTTGGCCGTGACGCCATGGCCGTAGGCTTCGCCGATGTCGTCGGTCACGAGGCTCTTGATGTCTTCCTTGGCAGCCTCGAACGTCTTGGCTGCCTCTTGGTTCTTGAGGAACCTCTCGACCGCATCAGTCCAGAGATTGTTGGAGCGCATGTCGGAGACGATCAGACCGTCCACCTTGATGCTCTCGGCCTTCTTCGTGATGCGGTTGATCTCTCCCTGCGGCGTGATCTCGGGCTCGACCTTCTGCTTCACATGCCACCAGAAGGACGACTCCATTTTGATGAGCCCTTCGATGTAGTCATCGTCGCGCTCGACCTTGCACCACACGGGCTCGTCGTTGCCGCGGATGACGGAGAAGTAGCAGTAGTCCACGTCCATCACTTCGATGTAGTGCTGAAGCTGGGGCATATAGAATCGAGCCTTGTCCCACACGCTGACGCCATTGCGGCTGTGCTTGAGCTCGACGAACGAGTTTTCGTTGGGCGCAAGCCTGTCGATGTTCGCCAGCATGAACTCGTGCTTGAGGCTGGCGTAGGTATGAGACGGCTCCATCAGTGCGATGCCCGTCATCCGCTCGAACCATTCCGCATGGAACGCTTCGGATCGAATGCCAAGCTGCACCTTGAACACGCCGCTCAAGTCTTCGGGTTGATCGAGACCCAGCTTCTCACGATAGAGACGCTGCCAGTCCCCGGCCATGATACGCATGGCGTCCGTGCCGCCGATGCCGGCACTACGATTGATGCGCACGATCTGCGCGGTCTCAGTGATTGTCATGTCGCTCTCTCCTTCGACATTGATGATCTTATTGGGTTAGCTAATCATGGTCAAGCTTATCTATCCGCGCCAATGCGCGAACGATACGGTCCTCCCACATTCTGAGTGTCGCTGTTGATTCCTTCGAAGCCTCGAAGAACTCGGCCGGAAGCGGCATGTTCGGATAGCGATGGGTCTTTGCCAGCGACCGACACGCTTCCTTGAACGCAGCCTTCGGTATCTCTTGGAAGAGGGAGACGTATATTCGCAACGCCTCCTCTTCCGGCAAGTGCGCCCTGAAGATGGATGCAATTGCATTGAGCGACAGCACCACCTCCTGCGGCGTGGGCGGAAGGAGCAGCCGCCTCACCCCGTCGAGGGCGGCTGCGAGTTCCGCTCTCGACGCAGACCACTCTGCCCCGTCAGGTAATGTCCGTCGCATCATCAGCCAGGTCGTCAAAGAAGCGACGGACTCGCTGATGGTTTGATTCAACCACGGCTGCGGGACTATGACGTACAGGTCTGGGTTCCGCTTTCCATACGGGACGAGCTCGCCGTATCCAGTTCCTATAGGTGGCTGACCAGTCGAGCTTGAGGGTGCCGTTGGCAAGCCAGTAATCCCTGAAGCAATCTGTTTCATTGTTCACGTCCAGATCGGGGCGGGCTGCTCGTGCCCATTGAAGGAGCTCGTCGTCAGGCTTCCAGTCAGGTGTCATTCGACAGGCGGCCCTCTTCTGTTTGGTATTGATGGTTATTGAAGGTTCGGGTGCACCACATGCACCCCTCCCCTGCACGTCATGCACCCCTGCACCACGTGCACCCCTCAACGAAAGTATGAACAGATTGGTCCTGCCCGGTCTTTCTTGAACCGTCATCAACCCTTCTGCTTCAAGCTCGCTGAGAGCCTTCCTGACGGCTCTCTCTTTGTAGCCGCTATAGAGCATCAACCGTTCGACTGAAGGCCATGCCTCGCCCACGGGATTGGCGTGGTTCGCTATCCCGATGAGCACTGCTTTGAGGACGGGCTTGTCGAGAGGCAGGTTGAACGCCCAGTTCAACGCCTCGATGCTCATGGTTCGATGTCATCCCTCTGCCGGGCCAATGCCTCGGTGATCCAAGCCATCGCCGTGCAGATTTCATCCCACTCTTGATCGTGCGAGGGGAAGCCTTCTGGAATTTGAACGTCTCGGAACTCTTGAAGAGTCTCCCAGATGCGACTGATCCACGTCTTCGTATCGTCGGCTCGCAACTCTCCCATGCTCTCCTCCTATGGGATCGTCAGTCTCCACTGCTCCACCTTGGATGCAGGGATTTCGTTGATCTTGATTTCGTACGCCGCCTCGAAGAGCTTCTTCTTCAAGGCATAGACATCCGTAATCATGCCCTTCACATCCTCGACGACCAACTTCTCCACACGTCCGCGCTCGTCGAGCACGGCATATCGGAAGTCCGCTCGATAGGTTGTGATCGGATGGTTGTTCAAACGGATGGCATAGTTCGGCTGGAGTTCGAGGTTCTCGATCCGACCCTGTTCGGCGAGCTCCTTCAACTGCTCGTATCGAACCGCTTCAGCATTCGATGCAAACCAATGGCCGTCCACATGGCGACCGTTGGCATTGTATTTTCCTTTGCGGGAGCCTCGTACTTCACGAGTCGAAACAGGCAGCCTTGCCATCAGTTCTCTCCGTCTTGAGTTGAAGACCGAGGGAGGCACACCAGCACATGAAGTAGAAGAGGGACGGCAGCCTGACGCCTGACTCCCATTTGTTGACCAGCCCATCGGAGACTCCGATGATCTGGCACAACCTCTCCTGCGTGATGCCTTGTCGATGGCGTTCTTCGATCAGGCTTGCGATCAATGCTCGATAGAACTGTTCTTCCATAGGCGTGGGCCTTACAGCATAAGGCTTGATCGGCCTTCGGATCGGGTTCACATGAATTGCAAGCTGCGCCATCGTTGCTCTCCCCTATTGAAAGGGTAGAGCAACTCCGGCATTTCCACAAGACGTGTCCCTTGCATCACTCGTTATCGTTGTCCGCTTCGAGGTCTTGCGGGATGTCCGTCTTCTTCAAGAACTCCGCTCGCGAGATGATCTCGATGCGAGGGAAACCGTTGGCACTCGCTCGCTTCCAGCACGTCTTCTTGTTGACGTACTCTTCGCTGTAGTAGTTGCCCTCTTGAAAGAGACGCTTCATTGCATCGACAGTTGACGGTGCGGTATCCACAATAATCATCCGGTCCCAAGCGATGTGGATGATTGCATAAAGGGTGTCATGGTTCGGCATTGTCTTCTCTCCTTCAGGGTGTGATCGACCAGATTGCGATTCCGACTGCGAAGAAAAGGGCGAGCCCCAATGCTTCGACTGTCGCTTCCAGAAACTTCAGCATTCGAACTCTCCTTCCCCAGTGGGATCATCGATCTCGTCGTAGTCGTTGAACTCTTCTAGGCTGCCAAGTCCTGACAGTTGGAACGGATCGATGCCCCACTGTCTGCATTCCTCGAAGTACGCGCTCCATTCTTCCGCGTTTACTTCGGGATCGGTGTCGAAGACCTCTATCATTGTCTCTCTCCACAATGAAAAAAGGGGAGGCTTGCGCCCCCCCCTTCGGGATTAGGCGACCCGCTGGCGCGGATCGGACGAAGTGAATGCCAGGTCGTCGCCGATCCCGGCTCCGTCACCACCGACCAGCTTGGCCAGATCGGCAGCGGCATCGCTCTGAGCCTGAACTCGCGGAGTGTAGTTGGGCTCCGCCCAGTTCTTGTCGGTGAAGTGCTCGTAGGCACGGACCGAGTCGCGGAAGGCGCTGCGCACCACCTCGACCTGAGCTTGCGCTCGCAGAATGCGCTCGCGCTGCTCGTGGAACCGATCCTCCATGTTCGGACCGGGACGCGTGCTGTTGAGCATGTTCCGACCGATGGTGACGGCACGCTCGTGGTAGTTCTGCGAGCTCTTGAGCTGGTAGAACAGAGCGTTTGCAACGGAGCGGAGAACCGCTTCCTGAGCGTAGCGCAGGTCGTTGATCTCGACGGGCTGTCCCGTCTCGCGATCCTGCTCGATGTGAGGAAGGTTGAAGAAGGACGCACACTCGTTAATGAGCGAAGCGAAGGACTTGTCGGTAGCGTTCTTGATCTTAGCCATTGTACTCTCCTGTTGATCTAGATTTTCCTGATACACACCTAGGTTGTTTTGGACTCGATCTCACGGGGTTGGATCGCGCCGTTGTACCCAGAGACACAGCTCGGGTCGCGCTACCCTTGGAGACCTTTGTAGTCGGCGAATCGTCGTCTTTTTTATGTCCGTCGCCGTTGGGACGTTAGCACGGGCCGCT